TCCGCCAAGGACCCACGCCAGTGGTTCTACTCCGCCCAGCAGGTTATCGAGGGCACCATCAGCATGCTCACCGCCGATCCATTCCGCGCCAACGTCGTGGTCATCGCCCACGTCAACTGGCAAAATCGTCCTGACGGCACGATGAAGGGCTTTCCCGGAACCGTCGGCTCCGCCCTCGGCCCCACCATCCCAGCCTACTTCGAGAACATGGCGCAGTGCCACATCGTCGGGGGCCGCAGGCTCATCCAAACGACCCCGACCGCGCTCCTTGACCTGAAAAACCCGGGAGCATTCAAGATGCTCGCATCGATGCCGATCGAAAGCGGCCTCGCCGAATTCTTCCGCACCCTGAAAGGCTGACCTCATGCCCCAACCCGACATCATCGTCATGATCATGGCCCTCACCGACTGGAGAGAAGAACTGCACGAGCGAATGGATCAACTTGACCCCGAAACCGACGAGGAGGAAATGGAAAAACTAGACGCCAAAATCGACCACATCGACGACGCCCTCAGTGCCCTTGAAAACCTCTAACCAACAGGAGATAGAAATGCCTTCATTCCAAGACATCCTTGACACCCCGATGGACGAGATCAAGCCGCCCCAGCCCTTGCCGCCCGGCCCCTACATCGCCCTGATCAACGGCCACCCCGAGATAGCCCAGCGCGGCAGGAATAACAACCACTGCGTGATCGTCTCGACCAAGCTGGTCCAGGCCCTCGACACCTCACCCGGCTTCCAGCAGCAGCTGGTCGAGGCGCTCAACGGCAAGCCCCTCAGCGACATCCAGCTTAAGCACACGTTCTGGTTGACCGATGACTCAAAATACCGGCTCGCCAACTTCCTGACCGACTACCTCGGCGTCCCCAAGGGCAAGAGCATCAGCGAGGGCATCGCCCAGATCGACGGCAAGCAGATCATCGCCAACGTCGGCCACTACACCTCCGAGAAAGAAGGCGAAGCCCCCCGGGTCGGGATGGAGATCAAGTCCTTCGCCAAAGCCTGACCGCAGGTTAGGGGAGGGGTCCCAACAGGCCCCCATGCCAAGTCCCTCCCCTGATGTCCCTCCAGCCTGGTATGGGTGGTTCCAACTCCCGGGCTGGAGGGTTCAATCCGAGACAAAGAAACCATGTCAGCTAAACTTGCACTTGTTGGCGAAGCCTGGGGTGAGCACGAAGAGCGCCAGCGAATGCCCTTCGTCGGCCCCGCCGGCTACCACCTCAACCGGATGCTCGAGGCGGCCGGTATCCACCGCGCCGACTGCCACCTGACCAACGTCTTCAACCTCCGCCCGAGGCCCTCCAATGACATCCAAAACCTCTGCCAAAAAGAGAAAATCCCCGGCACCCGCCCCCTCAAGCCCGGCTGGTACGTCCGACCTGAGTATCTCCCTGAGGTTGATCGGCTCCATCGAGAGCTTCGAACTCTCAAACCCAACCTCGCAGTCCTTCTCGGTGGCACTGCCAGCTGGGCGCTACTTGGTAGCTCTGCAATCTCAGGTATCAGGGGGACTGTCTGCGCGTCTGATATCGTCCTGGGGCTCAAGTGCCTGCCAACTTACCATCCCGCCGCGGTACTCCGCGAGTGGAGTCTGCGCCCGGTTACCGTTCTCGACTTAACCAAGGCCAGGCGCGAGGCGGCCTTCCCGGAGATCCGGCGACCCCCGCGGACCATTTACGTCGAGCCCACCCTCTCAGACCTGGAGTGGTACCATGACAACTTCCTCGCCCCGGCCCAACGGATCACCTTTGATATTGAGACCCGTGGGCAACAAATTACTTGTATTGGATTTGCTCCAGACCATCAGTCGGCAATTGTTGTTCCCTTCACTGACGACCGAGCAGCAACAGGAAGTTACTGGCCATCTGCTCACGATGAGCAGAGAGCCTGGGACTATGTACGTGACGTGCTCGGTAGCGACCAACCCAAAGTCGCGCAGAACGGACTTTACGATATCAACTTCCTTTGGCGATCCTACGGCATTGCAGTGAAGAACTTCGAGGAGGACACCATGCTCCTCCACCACGCACTACAACCGGAGAGCGAGAAGGGCCTCGGCTTCCTCGGCTCCATCTACACCGACGAAATCAACTGGAAATCCATGCGCGGCAAAAGCACTACCATCAAGAGAGACGAATGAAAGCCATAAAAACCCATGAACTCTCGGCCACGGATTTGCTACTAAACGGTGACACGGAGACGCTATGGATTTACAATGGCCTCGACTGTTGCGTCACCGCGGAGGTATTCGGCGCCCTCCTCCCCCAGCTCGACAACACCACCCGTGCGACCTACGAATTTTCCAAGGCTCTCCAAGCCCCCGTCCTCGAAATGAAACTTCGGGGCATCCTCGTCGATCAGGAGCGACGCGATGAAGTCATCCGGGAATACCGCCGCCAGTCGGCCCAGTTCGCCGAAAACCTTGGCCTCATTGTGGGAGAGGGAATCGGTTACCCTGACTTCAAATGGAGTTCTCCCCTACAACTTAAGAAACTACTTCACGAAGTTCTTAAGATCCCACGAGTTCCACGCAAGCCCCTCTCAGTCGATCGAGACACCCTCGAGCAGCTCAGCATATATTTTTGGGGACGACCTGTTATCAGTCACGTACTACGGCTTAGAGACCTCAATAAAAAGATTGCAGTTCTTGAAACAGTTATTGATCGTGATGGACGAATGCGGACATCCTATAACATCGCAGGAACTACGACGGGACGATTTTCATCAAGCCTTTCTGACTTCGGAACTGGAACAAATCTCCAAAATATTGAAGAGCTTCTGCGTTCGGTTTTTGTTGCCGACCGCGGCATGAAGCTCGCCTACATCGACCTCGAGCAAGCGGAGTCACGCCTTGTCGGAGCCATTGAGTGGAACCTTTTCAATGACAGCCGGTACCTCGACGCCTGTGAGAGCGGTGACCTTCACACTACAGTTTGCCGACTCGCTTGGACCAACCTCCCGTGGACTGGTGACCTTGCGAGAGATCGAAAGATCGCTGAAGCGCCATTCTACCGTCAGCACTCATACCGCCATATGGCAAAGGTACTCGGCCACGGCACTAACTACAACGGTAAGCCTGACACTATGTCCAAAAACACTCACCTCGATCCAGGCTCTATCGCGGCCTTCCAAGCCAACTATTTCGCAGCCTTCCCAGCCCACCAGCGCTGGCACGCTCGCGTCGCCACAGACCTGCTCTCAGGCAGCATTACAACTCTCACTGGCCGCCGGCGCTGGTTTTTTGGCCGGCGTACTGACGACGCTACTATCCGGGAGGCTATAAACTATGACCCCCAAGGCTCGGTCGGCGACATCCTCAACCGCGGCATGCTCCAGGTCTGGCGCGCCAACATCTGCCAGCTCCTACTCCAGATCCACGACGCGATCCTGGTCCAATACCCGGAAGAACACGAGGAGCGTGTTCTTCCCCTCCTCTTCAAGGCCCTAGAAGTCCCAGTACCCCTCAACAACGGAAGAACCCTCATAATCCCAAGCGAAGCTAAAACTGGATGGAACTGGTCCGTTGAATCCGACATCAATCCAGACGGCCTTAGAAAGTACCATCGCGGGGACACCCGCACCCGCCAGAGGGCGGCTCCTACCAAACTGGATCGAATCCTTCGTTCACTATAGCGCTCCGCTCCAGACCCCCGAACTCTTCCGAAGGTGGGCTGGAATCGGGATCGTGTCGGCGGTGATGGAGCGAAAGGTTTGGGGCCGGACCCGCGGCTCTGACCTATTCCCGAACCTCTACGTCATCCTGGTCGCGCCCCCGGGCGTGGGCAAGTCCAACATCCTGTCCGCGGCCGAGCACGCCCTGCGGGCCATCCCCAACATCTTCGTCGCGCCCTCTTCGTTAACTACTGCGAGCTTGATGGACACCGTCACCCTCTCAAAGCGCCAGATCATCACTCCCGGCCAGCTGAGCCCCGTCCTCGAGTTCCACTCCGTCCAGGTCGTCGCCTCCGAACTCGGCGTCTTCCTCCCAGCCTACGACCCCTCCTACATGAACGCCCTCACCAAGCTCTACGACGGGGAGCACTACGAAGAACGACGACGTACCGGCAAGGTCAACCACCTGGTCATCGAGCACCCCCTCCTATCCGTCCTTGGCGGCACTACCCCCAGCTACCTTAACTCCCTCCTTCCCCCGGGAGCGTGGGACCAAGGCTTCACGTCTCGGACAATCTTCGTGTACTCAAACGAGAACATCAAAACAGACCTCTGGAACGATGAGGCCGCCGAGGAGCGCATCCGCCGCCTCGGCCTTGACGTCATCACCGACCTCAAGCTGATCGCCCAGGTCCACGGCCGGTTCGAATACTCCGACGAGTGCAAGGACGCCCTCTCCACTTGGGATAAGGCTGGCCTCAAGCCGGTCCCCGAGCACGACAAGCTGACCCACTACAACAGCCGACGGCTTTCCCACTGCCTCAAGCTCTGCATGGTCTCCTCGATGGCCAGGTCTAACGACCTGCGCATTACCCTCGGCGACTTCTTTACCGCACGAGGCTGGCTGCTCGAGGCCGAGCAGCACATCACCGATATCTTCGACACGATGGCAAAGAGCATCGACACCCCACACATCAACGACACGATGTTTTTCATCCGGAGGATCTTCTTCAAGGACCACAAGCCCGTGAGCGAGGCCCTGATCTACGAGTACCTGCGCAATCGCGCCCCGGTCAACAACATCGCCAGGATCATCGAGATCATGCTTAAGTCCGGCGCCATCACCAAGACCCTTGTCAACGGCCTCGCCTGCTACATCCCCGGCTAGCGCGGCCGCTCCTCCTTCGGCCTCGCGTGCCCGGTGAAGATCCCCCGCACCACATCCGTCGCCCCGTGAGGCCTCTCTGCCCCTGTCACCGTACCAACCCCGAACTGACCCATCTGGACAGCGCCAGGACCGGGACCACCAGTGCCCGCACCAACGATCGACGCAAGATGCGGCAGCCAGTTCTTCCCCAGCTTCCCAGTCATGAAGGAATGGTACACATCCTTTCCCTCATCGTAGATGCCTCGAGTGACAGTCCCTATCAGCCCGCTGTTCGGGCCATAGCCGCCCTCAAGCGTCGAGACCAAATCGCGCAGTACAATGTAACCGCCGCCAAACGTCTTCAACACGGCCTTGATGGCCCGCTCGCCGAGGCCCTCTTTCTTGTTGGTGGCCCAGCCTGTCGTCATCTCTTCGACCAGCGTTACCAGCGCAAACGTGGCCAGCCGCCCACCGATGCTGGCGATCGTCGCGTTGGCCTCGGTCTGCCGGTCCGGGAAGCGCGACCTGATATCCCACCCTGTCTGCACGACATTATTGTGGAAGTGGTTGAAGAAGTTGTAGAAGGCCACGAAGCTCTTTCCCACCTCGCCCAGGAAGGTGTTGGGGAGCATCGAAACCCTAGGCACATCACCAATGAACTTTGAGCCGTGGGCCCGGGCGGCCTCTCGGTCCGCCAGATAGACCGCATCCGCGTGATTGGTGTCAGCGGTCATCATGGCCTTCTTGTAAGTAGAGTACCAGGTGGCGTAGGTGGTGATCGCATCGACGAGGGACAGCGGCACCCGCCCCAGCGTCATGGTCTGGTCCCTGATCTGTGAAAGGCTCTGCAGCACCCCCGCCTTGGAGGCTCTGGCATAGGCCGCATGGATTGAGGCATTCGCCCCGGCGTTCCGGTCCCGCATGGCGGCGGAAGAGTCCATAACAAACTGCCGGATGTTGTCCCCGTTCTCCGTCGGGTCAACCAAGGCCCTGACCGCATCAACAAAGTCCTGATCGACCGGGGCCTTCCGCACCATTAAATCCTTCATGTCGTTGAAGACATTCCGCGGGTTCAGGAACTTCGCTCCGTAGGTCGCAATGTCCTTGACCCCCACTCGATTGATGCTCATCAACGCGGCCGTTACGCCGTGCTTGACGATTGTCTTCGGGTTCATCCAAGTGAGACTGGAGACGACGTTCTGCCGGATAAAAGCCACGCCGCGGGCAGCACCCTGGGCAAAGGCATCGTCGTGGTTGTGGGCATTAGCAATGTGCCTGAGCCAGCCCGGAAACAGATCTGCATACTGCGAGCCCCACGCGCTCTTCATAATGTCATAGAACCGCGGATCGTTGATGATCTTGTTGGCATTCCGGATCGCCTCCCGGAACGCTATGTCGTGGATCATGCTCGACAGCTTCCCAGAGATGGTCGCTCCGGTCAGGTCCAACGGCCCCATATACTCAGTCAGGGCTTTGGTATAGCCGTGAGGTGGAAGCGCCGACTGATAGGTGTTGTTGAAGAGGGGGTTCTTCGCGGCGAGGTGCTGGGTAATGCCCCCAACGGTCTTGTCATGGATGATGGGGCTGTACCCGCCGGGGATCTCAAAGCCCTGCCCAGTGTCGATCTTCGCCGGGGTCCTCTTGTCCATTGGGACCCCGGTGTCCCGCAGCTCCATCGCCGAGGCTTCCTTGTACAAGTGCTCCCAGATCTCGTGCATCCCCTTGACCCAATGCCAATCATTCTTCTTCAGGTTATCCCGCAGTAGCTTCAACACGTCGGCCTCATTAACCTTGAAGCCATTGACGACCTTCTCGCGGCCCTCCTTGCTCCCCATCAACAGCGCCAGCTCACGCAAGTCCCGCACGACCAAATCACCAAGCTGCGGGAGATGAGGGCTGTCCACCTTTCGCCAGATATCATCGGTAGTGTACTTCTCCAGCTTCCCCAGTTCGTTGACGACAGCCTCCCTCAATCGGATCGCAACGTCCGCCGAGGCCCGAAGTGGCCGGTCAAGCATCTGTGTCAGGACCCCCTTCGGATCAAATCCATCGGAATAGTCAAGGACCCGCTCTACCAGAACGTGCGCGGCCGACACGAACCGGCCCCAGCCCGCGACTTGCTGCCGTGCCGTCGGATGTCGTCGATGCTCAATGGTCGGGAACCGCGACATCGACTTGGCCAGATCAAAGAAGAAATTGTCCTTCGTGGCCTTGTCCCGTGCCGACTCGATCGTGTTCACCTCCCTGCCCGAGTTGATGATCGAGTCGATCGACTTCACAAGGTCCCGGAACTGCTGCACCGTCATGTTGCTGTCGATCTGCGGGGGCTTGGTTTCCGGCGGGGCCGTCAGCCAGTCCGCCACCGCCAGCTTCCCCTCGCTATCAGCAACCCACTGCGCCCGGTTCTCCAGTGGGGTGATCGGGTCGTACTTGTTCTCGTAGCCGACGCTCTTGAGGATGTCCCGCACCTGATCCAGATGCGCCTGGTCGATCGACTTGATCATCCGATTGTTGAGGTACCTGGCGAACTTGGTTTCCGCCTTGACGATCTCCTGCTCGAACACCTTGGCCTCCTTGGCCGCGGCGAACGCCTGGAGCTGGATCTGCTTCTGCCGGAACGCCTCTTTCGTATCTCCCTTCAACAATGCCTTTTCCGCCTTCTCACCCGCCTGCCGAGCGGCCCTTGCCTCCTTCGTATACGAGACCCCATCCACCATCGTCTTGCCAAACTGATCGCGGTATCCCTCCAGCAGATCCGCCCGCTTCAGCGGCGGCTCCACCCCGTTGATCTCGGCCAGCATCCGGTTCTCCGCGGAGAGGATGTTGAAGTTGGTGATCGCGAGCGCCTCCTCACTGGCCGCCAGCGCGATGTTATCCTCCAGCTTCCCGTACTTCTCTTCCATCCGCCTGTTGGTCTCGGCCTGGATCGCCCGCTCCCGCTGCTCCCCCTGCGTAATGCCCGCCTCCTTGCGCTGGCCCTCCAGATCCAGCACCGCCTTGGTCATCGCCGACCCAGAATCAAACCCGAACACCGGCGCAATCTCGTCGGCCCTGGTCTCGGCCATCTCGGTGAAGGCCGGGTTCTTCCTGCCATTGGGCAGCGTCCCCTTCTCCTTCCCGTTAAAGTAGCGGTCGGCGGCGTAGGCCGGATCGAACCGGATGTCCGTCTCGACGTCCTTGCGGACCTCCGCCGCGTTCGCCTTCCACTCCGTGGTCTGCCGCTCCCGATGCCACTTCGTGGCCAACTCCACCGCCTTGGTCAGGATCGCCTCGTGCTGTCTGTCTAGCTGCTTGGCATATGCTTCCCACAGCGGCTTGCTGACCCCGGGCGGGGGCTCGGCAAAGATCGGATCGAGGTACAGCGACTTCTTCTGCTTCACCACCTGCTGCACGACCTCGGCAGCGATCGGATCGGTGAGGTACTCCGAGAGGAGTGAGTCCCGTGCCGGTCTCGGCGTCGGCTCCAGCCCCGTCGTCTCCCGCAGCACCCGCAGCTCGTTCTCGGTCTGCGTTGGCTTGGCCTCCTCCCCGAGCGCTTCTCTGGCTTCGCCCTTGCCAAATCCGAGGTCGGTCATCGCCTCTCGGCTCACCTGCAGCGCCCGATCCAGCAGGGTCAGGCTCTCCTTCGACAGGCCGAGGACCTTCCCGATCCACGCCACGATGCCTTCCCACATCGTCTTCGGCTTTACGCCCACTCCCATCTTGTCCAGCCACGCCTGGAACTCGGGAGTGGGCGCGTTATCCCGCAACCACTTCTGCACTTCCGGCTTGGAGATGGCCTCCGACATGAACTCGTGTGGGCTGGTCATGGCGTAGTTGAGCGGATGGTCCCGGTTGGTGCGGGCATCCGACATGCCATCTACGATGGCCATCAGCGACTCAACGTCGGACCTGACCTTGGGATTGTTCTCGATGGCATGTTCCATCGCCGCATGCCCAGCCTCATGCACCGCCGTCGTCACCGGGGCATTCGGCCTGACGCGAGACACACCAGTGTCGGGGCTGTAGTCCCCAACCCGCCGTGCCCCCGACGGACTGTCGGGAATATCGTGGGTGATCCGCATCGGCAGGTGGCCAACAGTGGCCTTCAGCCGATCGATGATCTCCTGCATATGCGGAACGCGCTTGACCTCCGGCGGGAACAGTCGATCGAAGTGCTCCCCGATCGTTGTGTCGTGCTCCAGCCCATGTGGGAAGGCCTTACGACCGGGGGCTTCCTCGCCCACGGCACCGAATGCGAACGGGTCTTTCCCCTCGCGATAGACCCTGTCCTCCGCCTTATCCACGATCGCCTGCGCGATGTCTTCCCGACCGTTCTCCAGCGCCCACTTCGCCGCGTTGATCGAGTCCAGCTGCTTCGCCCCCGGATCAACGACCACATCCAGCGCCCGCGCCAAGGGTGCATTGTCCGGGTGCGGGACCAGCGTGTCCGTGCCGGGGACCTGCTCCGTGTTGAGCCGCTCCCGCTCCTCAGCCAGATCCGACATCCTCCTGTCCAGCGGGGAGGGCGGGGGCTTCTCTACCCCCGCAGCCTCTTTGGCCTCCTGGGCTTCCCGCCGTGTCGCCCCACTCTCCTGCAGCCTAACCTCATCCGCGATCTCATTATGCAACTCTGGCTTGCCCGCCATATTCGCCAGGTACTTCTTGATCGGGATCTTGATCTCCGTCCCCCGATCCACCGCCTGTTCCAGCGTGTTGGCCAGATCGGGCAGCCAGCCGAACAATCCATCGTTCCGCCCCGGGACCTTCCCCTCCCGTTCATAGATCTCGTTGATCCGGTAGGCCGGAACCAGAACGCTTCCAATCAGGCCGGTGTGTGACTCGGCAAAGTCCTCCGCCGCCTCATCAGACATCTCCTTCGTCTTGGTCTCGTTGAGGTCGGCCACCGCCTTCTGCAGCGTGAAGTGCTCAACCTCCGACTGTGCCTCCAGCATGATCGCCTTGGCCTCGGCCTGCGTCTTCTGGGCCGCCCGCAGGGCCTCCTCGGCGAGGCCCTGTTGCCGCTGCGCCGTGGCATTCTCGGCCCCAACATGCACCCCACCCACTGTCGAGCCCAAAATCAAGGTGGCCAGCGCCCGCTTGGCATCGAAGGTGTAAGTCGAGTTCGGATCATAGTACTCCTTGGCGATCTGCGCGGTCGCCCACGCCTGCGCCTCGCCCAGCGTCGTGAAGGTCCCGCCCGAGACCGCGATCTTGGCCAGCGTCCCCTTCACAAGGTTGGAGGCCGACAGCGGCAGCGACCCAAGCACGCCACCCACAGTCCCGTTCCAACCCGCCGCAGCCCGAGCATCCTCTTCCGACGCCCCCGCCTTCTTCGCGGCCTCATAGGCCTCGTTGTACGCCGCACCACCCATTCCCATGAACCCCAAGGCCGCGCCCAGCACAGGGTTAAGCAGCGCCGTGGCGATGTAGGGGGCCATTGCCCCAGCGCTCGACTCTATGTGGCCGAGGAGGCTTTCCCGCTCCTCACTGGAGACCGGGACTTTCATCCCAAGATCACTGATCGTCTGCCCGATCCGGTACAGTGGGCTGCCCGCCGGCGCTGACTCCACGCTCTCGGCGAGGCCCTTCAGGCTACCCCCAACGCTCGTCAACATTCCCTGTGAGAACAGCCGGGCCGACTCCGCCTGGAAGCCAGCAAAGCGACCGGCAGGCGAATGCTTCAGCGCCTCAAGCATCAGCCTCCCGAACGTCGCATTCCCCATCCGCTCCGGTTCCAGTTCGCTGATCGACTTCGAGGCCCGGTCCAGCGCGGGGTAATCGCCCTGCGACACCGACGCATTCAGCGAACTCTTCTGGACGTAGTTCCGGATATTCGGGTTGGTCTCGACCGCATTCACCGCGTCGCGCTGGTCAGCGTCCTGCTGGTAACCCCTTGGATCAAGAGCCACAGTGCTGGGTGGGGTCCCGGTCCTTGGGCCGAGCTTGAGGGCCTTCGCGGCCTCCTCCGGCTTGATCTGCTGGCCCTGAAGCAGGTTGTCCCCGGCGGTCGGCTGCGGTGGTTGGAGCGGTGGCCTATCCTGCTCCGGGGCAGCCGCCTCGGCCCAGTCCGGCAGAGCTTTCAGCTTCTGCTCCTCAACCGGCTCGGCCCATGC